AATCCACCACTCATAAAATCCTTTCAAAATGCCTCCGAAAGTCACGCTCAGGAAATTTCCAAGAAACTCTAAAATAGGGAACAGTCCGTTTACAATTTCGGTCGTCACGTCGCCGAGACAACCGGAAAACGTCCCCCACGCAATGCGCATTTCCATCAAGTTGGCTTCGAGTTCCTTGTCCGCTTCCGTCAAAAATCGGTTCGCCCACGCGGTTTTCTCGGCTTCGACCTGAATGTTGACGAATTGGTTTATCATGTCGTCGCTGATGTAACCGAGCGTCATCATCTGCGAGCCAAGAATCTTGACTTCGTTATTGAGTGAATTGAAGGTTTTACGCAATTCCGCCGCTTCTTTCAGACGTTCGCACATCTTCATCAGCCCAACAATCACGCCAGCGAATGCAGCTGCGAGCGCCACGCCAATAGCGACGCCTCTGGGTCCAAGCGCAGAGAGAGCCTTCAACGCCTTACCCGCCATACTAGCCATTGAACTGAGGCTCATCGTTCCTCTGCGAATGCCGGAAGTCACGTTCACAACGCCACGAATCGCCCCCTGAACATTGCGAATGGGAATCCTGCCGGAACCACCGGAATTACCAGAGCCACCGGAACCTCCACTTCCAAAACCGAAAAGACGTCGTAAAAAGCGAGGCGCGACGATGCTGTTTTCCTCCTCTTTTCGCTGTTTTTCTTCCGCTCTCCACTCAACATCCTCACGGTTTCGGCGTAATGTACCAATCGCTCGGTCAATTCGGCTTGTCGTTTTTCTCGGCGCGTTATTCTCCTTGAGTTTTTCCTTTTTCTTCTGTAAATCGTCAATTGCGTCGTTCAGGGAACGTAACTTTTCCCCGACTTTTTCCGGGTCGAGAAGGTCGTCGGACGATAATCTATCGCGTCTCGCAGTTCGCGTCGCCTCCTCATTTATCATGTTGACGGCATTATCGTACATCTCCTGAAGCGCGTCCTGAACCTGCTTGACTATACCAATTCTATATGAGAATTCCGCGTCGGGCGGTCCTTTCGGCAGTCGTTTCAGCAACGCGAAACGACGGGGAAGTGAAATTTGGGGTTGCGTCGGGGGTAAAATTCGGAAGTAGTCGATTCGGTCGTCTTTTTCAAGAGTATTTTCAATCGTTCCACGCTCGTTCATCACGCTGTTCAGGGCGTTTTGCATTTCCGTGGTTTTGTCGATAAAATTGTCGCTCAGCGTCTGATAGTCATTGTCTGAAAGGTGGTTTTCAAGAACCCTCTCCAAGCGTTCAAAAATCTCGGAAATCATCTGTTGGTCAGTGCCATACGAACGGTCTTCTATCTCCTGATTTTCAGCTTTTTTTGCGGTAGCTTTCTGTTTTTCCTTGCGCTCTTGAATTTTCTCACCAACGCTCTGAATTGTCGTTGCGGATTCGTCCGTGACCGCTTGAAACTCCGTGCGCACAGCCACCAGCTTTGCCATCGTTCTGGCAATTTCCGTCTGGAGTTTTTCGGATTCTTCTGGCGCATTTTCACCGACATTCGCCAACCGTCCATTCAGATTTTTTAACCTATCTTCCAGCCGTCTTTTTCGCTCGCCAACCTGCTCTTTCCGTTCCTTTATCTCTAATATACTGATTTTTCCCTCACTGATACTTTGCTCATTTTTAATATCATTTAGTTTGGCTCCATAGTCGCGAATTTGCGCTTGATTCCGCCCCATTTGCTCCTCAATTTGGTGAATATCTTCGTTTCCGCTGGAATCCGGGTCGTAGTTTTCACGCTGGGAAATAAGGGCGTTTCGCTCTTCGGTCAACCTTTTTTGCTCGTCTCCCAATGCTAAAATGGAGTCGCATAAATCATAGTACGCCTTCTTGTTTTCCTCCAGTAAATTTTGCCAATTCCGATACTTTGGCGTCTCCTTAACGCTCGGTTTTTGAGGTGGGTTCTTTTTCGGCAGTTGCGTTTTTTCTTTCTTTTCGATTGCCTCCTCCAGTTTTTCCTGAATTTTTTTGTTTTCCTCTTCCTTCGCCTTTTTTTCGGCTTCTTCCGCTTTTTTCGCTCTATCCTGCAACTTTTCATACGCTTTTTTAAGGCTTTTTACTTCCCTGTCAAAATCGTCCAACAACGCTTCTCGCTGGGCGAGGTCATCGTCCATTTTTGCCAGTTCCTCGTCACTCGCGGTTACTTTTGATTTGTCGTATTCATCATAAAGTTTGTTATACTCTTCCCAAAGTTTATCCGCCATTTTGACGACTTCATTATGCTCGACGGCTTTTTTCTCCGCCATTTCATACAGTTGGTCGGCAGTTTTCGGCTTTTTCTCTCCCTCTGAAGACGCATATTTTGGTGGTAAGGGAGGTGGAGAAACTTCCGTCATTGCTCTGGCTCCACTTTTGCGAAAATCCTGAATCGACGTGGCTACTGTAGTCGCAGGAGTTTCCGTTTTCGGCACGTTCTCTATGCGTATTTCAGGTTGTCTTGTCAATACAACGCGAGCGTTCGTCTGTGTAGAGTACGTTTCACGCACGTTACCCCGTGACGAATCGTGCGCAAAACGCTGTATTTTGCGCATTTCGTCCTGGACTTTTTGCGTATCCAGACCGAGCTTCACCTCGAAAGACTGCGGAGCCTTCTGGATTTCGTCAATTTTGCGACGGACATCGCTATTATCCGCCGTCATTTCGATTTCAAGCTGAACTTTTTTAGAGCTGTCCACGCGCAAGCCTCCTGTACTCTGCGATGCTCATCGTCTGTTTTGCGCCGGAAGTGTCGGTTGTTTTTTTGCCATCGTCGCGGTCTTCCATAAGCGCAACGACCTGAAAAACCGTCATGTCGCCGATTTCTCTTGGCGTAAAACCAAAATGCTCGCCTAAACTTTTAATGAGTAAAGCGTCACGCTCCTCGCGCTCCCGTTGGGTAACGCGAACTGGGCGTTTTACCTCCTTTTTTACGGCATCGGAGACGTTTCCTCCGTCGTATCCTCCGTAGGGTTTTGCATTGCAAATCGGGTCGCCTCCTCGACAACCATGCTGTTATTTTGAAAACGTGCTTTCACGTCGGATTCAACATTTAGGTCGCGCAAATTTGCCGAGAAATACGACTTCTCGAACGTGGCATACGACATTCCGGGACGGCATAACTCCCACAAAATACGAGCGGCGCAACCCAAGTTGGGCATGAACCAGTTATTTGCGAAGATGTCCAATCCCTCCGCCATTCGCTCTGCGGTCGCCATGTCCTCTCCCTCGTCGAGAGCGCGTTTTAAGAAACGATACCGCAACCATTCATCGAGATTGTTTTTCATTGCGAGGGTCAGCGGACGTACCGTGATGGTAAGTTCACGCCCATCCGAAATCGCTTTTAAAGTCAATTCAAGTGAATCTGCAAACATGATAAAACTCCTGTAAAAAGAGGGTTAAAGCGTGTTCACAGAAAATCAGAATATATTCAAGAATCCACCAATTTCAGACGATAGAAAGAAGTAGAGGCGGGGGTCTCCTTGCAGAAAGGAGGTTCCCATGAGGGTAAAAACAATTATAATTATTGTTCTCGCTATTGTTTTTTTAATCCTTTTCAGTAACTTCTGTTACTAATTAGTTTTTAACCAAGCAAGACGAGACCCCAACCTCGACCTTCGGTATTCCCGTACCGAAGGTTTTCTTCTATTATACTCTATCGTCCAAACAAGTCAATACCTTGAAACTGATTTTCTGAAAATTTTCCTAAATTTTAATAAAAAATCCCGATTTACTCATCGTCCTTCGGCCAGATTTTTGTGTTGCCGATTGAAATCTCGCCGTAACCACCGTCTCCGGCAATGCTGTAGGCGGTCATCGTGCCGGACGCTGGAATTGTGATTGGTTCGGCGGAGGCGTTGTCAAGCGTCGCGTCGCCGAAACCCGTGATGTGAATCCATTTCATCACGATTTCATCATCGTTGTCGAGCGTGATGGTGACGGCAATATCGTCGCCGACATCGAAAGTGAGGTCTTCCAGACGGTCGTTCTCGAAAGTCATCTCGAAGGTGAAGTTAATCGGACCGCCAAGTCGCCTGAACCAGCCGTTTGACGACGACGTTGCGCCACCGCCACTGACTGCGGAGGAAATCGTGATGGAAACTTGCGCCAAATTCCAGTTTTCTGTCGACGCAGAATCTCCTCCGGATTTTGTCACGGAAAATGCGCCAGCCACGGGACGAACGACTTCCGGGTTACTTGAATCCTTCAGCGTACCAGTCGTTTCGGTTAGCTCCCCCGCTCCTTGAAAAGCGTAAGTCCACTCAATCGGAGCGCGATTTTTCACATCAATCGTCGTGGAGAGCTGGGTACAGATACACTGTCCGGTCTGTTTTACGCCTTGATGATTGTTACCTGTGTCGGAGTCATTGATGCCCTGATAACCTATGAATTCGCCGGATTCTCCCGGTAACATCGCAGGCACGAGCTTCCACGAAACGCACCCTGCCGACCAGTCCAACGCGCCAGCGACTGCGAGCGTTCCGCCTTTCGAGTTGCTCGTGACACCGGAATGGGGTGAGGACGTTTTTCTCGTGATATTATAGCTTTTAACGGTTGAAAGCACGTTTCCTTTCAAGGATACGCACGCTTTTGACCCGGTATTAGTATACATCTTATTCCTCCTGCTTCATGATTGCGTGAAAGGTGATTGTGAAACGGAAAGCCCAACCGTCGATGGTTTCCAAGCCACGTTCGGGAGCGAATTTGCCGAAGCTCACGTCGGAGTGGGAATGCCCAAGCGCAAGGTCGCCGTTGTCATAGCGTTTTCGCCATGAAAGAAACTTGTTTGCAATAATAAGTAACTCGCGCATAATCGGGTTGACTTTGGAAAAGTCCATTGTTCCGACAGCGACTGTCACGTCATACATTGCCGTATAATTCCAGGAACTCGACGTTGAGCCAGTGTGTCCCATCGAGACGGGCTTGATTTCCAGTCGCGGATAGTCGGCAGAGCTGTAAAGCCGTTTCGTTTGGTCTTCTTGTGCGTATTCAATGATGTTTCGTTCCGTAAAAATGGACACTTCCTTGACTTTTTCGACCAGCGTATCATAAATATCTTGAAACAATTCATTCATGGATTCCCCCATATTTCTAACATTTTTTGAACGACAACCGACGCCATTTTCTCCATCACTTCTGGCGGAGGCAAGACGAAAATCGGACGGGCAGGAACGGTGGACGTGCCGTGCTGATGACGCTCTGCAACCTCTTCAGTCGTCATTCCATTCGAATATTTTAAATCCGAGGCATTATAAAATCCCGCATTTCCGTCGTTACTCTGTCGAGAAACGACGACATTACTCCCCGCCCCACCCTGAAATTTTGTGCAAGACAAACTCGGCGAGCCAATACCAATCGAAATGGTCGGCTTGATGCGTGAAATCGTGGTTTCAGTTCCCATGCCGAAGTGCGGAAAATCGCGGAACCCCAGTATGGTTTCGGTTTTAATTGCCTTGTACAGTCTGCCCGAATCGGAAAGGATACCAGTCGGATTTTTGCTTCCTTTTCGTTTCTTTTGCGCTATCGTGGCGGGCTTCAACGGTTCCCAATCGCCGTTTCCTTGCGACTGGTCGAGAAACCGCCGAGCCACCCAGTCACGATATACTCTGGAACACTCGCGGAGCATGAAACCAATGTCTTTTTCACTCCGTCCCCAGTTCAAAACACGACGCAATTCCGTATCGAGTTGTAAGCGTGGTTTCGTGGACATTGGGTCATACTCCTGTTTTTCACTTCCGTTTTACCGGAGTCACTGGCGACTTCGGAACGAAACGCTCCAGCGTCTCAAACTCTTTCGCGACCAGTTTTACAATACACTGCGGTCGGGTGCAGTGAACGATGACGTTTGTCTGCGATTCCAGATTCAGACCGCGAGCCATCGGCATCAGCTCGTACTTCGCGTTCATGTTCTGAGCCGGTTTTCCCAGCGATTCCATGTAGTCGGCAGGACCGAAAGTTTCATGGAAAAGCTCTGGAATCCCGAACGGCACAAGATACGCGGCTCCCGGTTCAATCCACGGCGTGTAACTGTTTTCAGTTGCCGTTCCGTTGGGGTAGAGAACCCACTCGACGTCGTAATGGTTAAAACCTTCAAGACCGAGTTCACGCAAAAACGCGCTGTCTTGATACTTGTGCGCTTCATAAACGTGGGTGTTTGTTCGAATTTTTTCGTAAAACTCCGGCGAGCAAAAAGCCACGCGCTTGTTGTGGTTATAACCCGCAGAAACACGCTGATAAAGCACGGCGTCGAGGATTTCGTGATACACGTTATTGTCGTTGTTGGTTCCAAAATCGATAGTAATCGTCTTGCGTTTAACGCCGAATTTATCATACAGGTCAAGGACGGTATTATTCAGACCATTCATCACGTAGCCTCGGACAGCCATGCAGAAGTTATACTCCCACAAGTCTTCCCACTGGATTTGCGCCAACTCGAATTTCTCCGCCATCACCTGCTCGACAAGAACGAGGTCTTCAGTCGTCCCCTGAAACGGAATGCGTTCACGGAAATCATCCGCGATTAACCCGTCTTCCATCTTGTAATGGGGGATTTTGAAGAGGAAAGACGACACGACCGTGTCCATGATTTTCTGATTTGCCGGAGCGCCTCGGTTACTCATCGTCGGAATCGTAATCGTTCCGTTCTGGTATTTCAGCTCGTATTCCAGACGATACAGGCGGTTCGTTTTCGTCATGTTCATGGCGGGAACCGTGACGTTTGTCTGGTCGTCAGGAACGAGATACGCTGGCGCACTCTCGGAAATCGTCGCGCCGAAAGCCTTGCGCATCGTCGTCGGATTGATACCGTGCAAAATACGGAACCAACCGTTAATTTGCGGTGGCGCGTACATCGGGTCTTTCACGAAACGTTCAAGTACATTTTCAATACTCATAATCAAGCCTCCTTGCTTTCAAAATTTGAATGGTTTTTAGGACTGCTTTTTACTAAAAATAAAACCCTTCGCTTCCGCTTTTTCACGGAGCGAGCCGGACGTGTAATCATAGGAAATGGCGTTCCCAAACTGGTCACTGTCAGGGAGCAGGTTGACATCAAGCTCACAACCCGTGCGAGCCATGACCGCTTCGTCGACCGTTTCGTCCTTCTTGACGCTGAAACGGTCTTTGCTAAATCCGCAAAATGCGCTGATTTGCAACGTTTCAGTCACGTTAATCGGAGCGACCGTTTTCACACCGTCCGTCCCCACGGAAACGAGGTAGAGCGGTTCGCCCGGCTCGATGTTGTACTCCGGATTCGTACTGTTCGTAGCCGCGTATTCCTGTGTCGGCGCCACCGTTGCTGTGATGGTAGCGTCGGTTCCTTCGCCAATCGTGACGGCATTCCCCGTCCCTGCAGTGGTCTGGGTGTAGGTCAAGACGTTCCCGCTGACCGTGACGGTATAGTTCGTCAGCCCCTTATTTTTCACAAGCGTCGCGATTTCTGTGGCGGTTGCATTCAGTGCATACTGTACGTCCGCGCCTGAGTTTCCAGCCGTCGCAGGTGTGGTTTTTGCCGTGAAGGTGACGCCACCTATTATCAGGGTTTTGTCATTCGTCGAGTTCCCACTTTTCGCAATCGTAACGGTGTAAACCGCTGGTTTTGCTGGAATCGTGGTCGGACCTGTCATCTTCACTTTTTCGTAGGTAAAAACCGCGCTTCGGTCTTGCGCCATCAGGATGTCGCTCCAGATAACGCGCTGTATTCGGTCATGAGTTTTCGTGTACGTCATGTTGTTTCCTCCTTATTTTGTCTGAGTTTCACGGTTTTCACCGCGTTGTTCAAAAATAGGTTTATTCTTCTTCAGCGGATTGAACTGCGAGCCAGTCCACGTACCCAAAAGTCCTGCCGGGTCGTGTGGCTGACTGTTCAGGGAACACTCCAACCCGCCACGAAACGCCTCAAACTCGCCAAGCGTCGCAAAATAGGCTTCCTGCGTGTCGCAAGAGCAGAATTTGTTGGTCATTTCCTGCATTTTTCCGAGTGGAACGCCACAGCGAGTTGCAAGCGATTCTATCTGTAATCGACGGTAATCATTCAGCGACGCAACGATTCCATCCTCACCCGGCGTCCGCTTTTTCTTCTTGTTTTCAGGCACATTGTCGTCCTCATCGTTGGGCGGTTGCTGGTCTTCCGGTGGATTCTGACCGTCGTCCTGCGGTTGGTCATCTGGCGGTTGCTGGTCGCTGTCGCCATCATCTTGTGGATTGGCTTCGTCAGTCTGCGACGGTTCTTGCGGTGGTTCTTGCGGTGGTTCCTGTGTCGGAGGCTCCTGTGTCGGAGCGGTTTCCGGCGATTGGTTTGCCGAGGCTTCAATCAGCGTCTGTTTCTGCACCATGCCAGCCTTATTACAGGCGGCGATTGTCGAGAGAAACACGATAGCGGCTTCCTCCGTCCGCGTCGCCTCGGCAGGAATCGGAATGCCGAACATTTCGCTCAAAATCTCCATTGCCCGTTGGAGCGCGTATCCTGAAACAGGCGTCGGCGTTGGCGTCTGTACCTGTTGCGAGACTTGCGTCGGTGGCGTTTCCCACTTCGGCGGCGTTTCCCGCTTCGGCGCAGGAGCGGACGGTGGCGACGTGGGAGACGGTTCCGGCATCGTATTTTGCGGGGTTTTATCCTTGTCGTCGTCCTCATTTTCCTCGGTCGGGTCGTTCAGACTACACACCAGACTATATCCACTCAAGCCGGGAATCATGGGGCGAGAGGTCAGCGCGATGTGTTCAATTGCGTCCTCAAAAGTCTTCACACCCGTCGGAATCATGGGACGAGCCGCAATCGACACGCCGTTGGTTTTCGTCAAATCAACGAAACGTTCGTCCGGAAATTCCAGAATTGCGTAAAGCGACTGACCGTCGGTTTCCATGTCCTCGACCGTACCGACCGTGTGGTCAACGTCCGTCTGGTGGTCTTTGCAAATCGGAACGTTAATTTGGAGACTTTTCATTTCGCTAAAAGCGTCCTTCCAGTGCTGGAGACGTTCGGGGGTAATTGTAAATCGCGTTCCGTCTTTCTTCTGAAAATCGCCGACGCGCATAACTTCTTTTTTCAATTTAATTGACATTATTTGTTCCTCCTGATTGCGTTAGGGATTTCTATTCCTGAAAAAATCCTGATTTTCCACTCTTCGTACTCCACTTCAGCCATACGGACGGTCGGGCTGTCGTTCGTCGCGGACATCGCTCTGCACTTAAAAAGCTGAACTCCCGCTAACGCGGCTACATGTTTTCGTACCTCCGTCGGCACGGGATTAAACGGAATCCTGTAGATGGAAGAGGCGAAATCCGCGTCAATCTGCGACGTGGCGCACGTAATTGCCCATGCGATTTGCTCACTTATTTTTGTCTCATCACCGTCATTGTCGATGTCAGCCCACATCTGGATACATTTCCTACCCCAGCGTCGTTCCATGTCGGTTCGAGAGCAGTAGGAATGACCGATTAATACGCTGTTAAAATCTTCTAATGGTATGATGTTTGTCATCTTGCGTCCTCCTAAATCGTGTCCACGGTGATTTGAACCGGGGAAATGAAGCCTGAAACAGGGAAAAAGTCCAAGCGAATAAGGTATCTTGCGTTTGCGTTCGGAAAACATTCCGCCGTCGTGTTGTCAATCGTCCAGCGGAAGTTGTACTTTACCTGCTCGCCGTTGAAAGTCGCTTGCTGAACCGTGTCGTAAAAAACGTTTTCGAGCGTCAATTCGCGGTTCGTATGCCCAGTAACCGTCGTTCGGGCGTTGTTTCCATACTCACCAAGCCGATAAATCGAGTATTTAATACTGCTCAATCGGTCTGACGTCACAATGCTCCCGCACAAGTCCTTGATGAGTGCGCATATCAGTACCGTTCCGTTTGCATAAGCGATTACATTGTGATTGATTGATTGCGCCATTTTTGCACCTAATTTGAATAAACCCAAACATCATGGAAACACACACCCGAAACGTTCACGTCATGGGCGCAAATACCCGTGATATAAACAGTCGCAAGGTACGGCAATTCGTCAGAGTAGGTAATTGCCGTCTCGTACACGTTCACTACCGCAAAACGACGGGCGACAAAGAAGAAACTTTTCATTGTTCAGTTCTCCTTTATGCGGGCGTCACGCTGGTGATATTTCCGTCAACGTCCTTCGTAAGTGTGAATGTTCCGAGCGTCGCGCCGTCCGTTCCTTTTGCCGTCAGCGTCGCGCCAGTTACAGACCAGTTAGCAATCAGCGCGAAAACCTTCGCCAACTCCGCTTTCGTCGCCAATCCAGAAACGTCCACGGTTTGTGTCGTAACATCGACGGTTTGTGTTGTCACAGTGGTCTTTACATCCGTTTTTGACGCTGGATTTGCAGGCAGATTATCCGTTTTCGCCTTAATCGCCGTGGTAATTGAAATGGCATTTGCGAGAGCTTCGGAAGTCGCAAGTCCCGATACGTCCACCGTTTGTGTGGTTGTGGTGAGTTTCACATCGCTTGTTGAGGCTGGCGACGCTGGCAGATTATCCGTTTTCGCCTTAATTGCGCTCACCGTTGTCTGAAGCGTATCGACCTTTGACGCTAACGTCGAAATCACATTTTGCAGTGCGGAAACCGTCGTTGCTGTCCACGCGCAGGAAGTGATTGGGGCGTCGGAACCGGAGTCATCTGTGGAACCGCTTCCAGTCCCACCCTCAAGAGGCAACTGTGCGTACCCCTCAAGCGTCAAGTTCGCATAATCGTTTAATGATAAATCTGCGTAACCCATTATTCGCTCCGTTCCTCAATACTTGCCTTCCAATTCTCAAAACGTTTGCGTTCCTCCGCCTGTTTTTGCGCAGTGCAGAATGTTTCCCAAGTCTTCCGTTCTTCTGTGATTTCCGGCTCGGTAAAATGCCACCATCGGTCGGGGTACTCAACTTGGTCGAGCTGTGACATACCAGCTCCCTGTCCTGAAATCCACCCTAATTTGGGGATATAAGTCCGAAAATACGGTTCCATTTGGAGATAGCCAATACGCCAGTCCGTCGTATGGCGATTCGACCAACATTCGGCGCGTAACCACTCAACAAGGCGGGGAATCGTAGCGTTTCGACAAATCCAATTGTGGTTGCGGTGAACATTTTTTGCGAGTAAAACGTGTTCATTTCCCTCGATTTCTCGCAAGGGATAGAACTGTCTTGCAAGCAACTGTCCGCCGAAATAAACCATATCCCAGTCAGACGGCAAGTTTTCCAGAAATGTTGCGCGACGTTCTGCGTAATCTGGTTTGAAAATGCAGTCATCTTCAAAAATCTCACAATCTTCCCCCGCTTGTTGCGCCGTTTCCAACGCGAAAATTATACCTTGCAACAACGCCCAGCGGTTATCGCCTGCCAGCCACCATTTCGGCGTCGCTTCAGGACACGTTTCCGGCGTGTATCCCACTCGTGTGAAGGTTTCGTTATCGCCAAATACCGCTTTTGCGCGTGTCAAAAACGCCTCGTGTTTTTCATCGTTGACGGCTATAATAAATTTCATGTTTCACTCCTTTTAAGTTGCGCGAGTATGTTTATGAACAGTAGTAATAAGAATAACCTTGTGTTCCTGATACGGTTCCAGAGTACAGCGACACGGCGGTGATGTAAACATACGTCAATGTTTGTTCGCTCTGTGCGTGTTTTTTGAAACCAGCGCAGTAAATCTGGTTACTATTGAGAGCGAAAATCAGGTCAACTTCTTTGGAGGCGTCAACACTCGCAGAGTAGATGTTTTCGCAATATGAAATACTGTAGTCGGAAGCTGTAATTTCCGTGCCCGACTCGTCGTAACAGTGGAGCATTTTCACGAATGAAATACTACAATTCCAACCGCAAATTAACGCTTCGGCAAACGCTCGACTGTCGTTATAGTAGTTGTGAAGACATATCTGCAAGCGACACATAAAAGGTCCGAAAGGTGGAATTCCAGTAAAGGAACTCGTTCCTGAAACATAGCTTCCATTAAACGCTGTGCTATATTGCGATCCCCAGATGGCGTAGGGATACGTGTCGGAAACGGTGTAGCCATAAGAGCTTGTGGGATACATAAATCCAGTGGCTTTCGCGAAGTCTGGAACGCCTGTACTTCCCCCACTGCCAGCGCAAGAGTAAGCGTAATTTGCATAGTACGCTCCGCTTGCAAAATTTGCATTACTTGCACTATTTGCATAATTTGCATACAGGGCATTTTGGGCATTTTGAATATAAATATTACCTCCAGAACCTGATAACATGGAGTCAATTTTCCGGAAATTGTTATCAATAATTCCTCCTCCGCTTCCTGACGGCTCACTGCCGTTTTCGTAAATTAAGGTTAAGACGTTTCCTACGGAACTTGTAACCGACATTGGCTTCTCCTTTACTCCTTAAACATCCATGTAATAACGTCATTTTTTACTCGGATTCCTGCGATAAGAATTACGGCGACAAGGACGATGAATCCGAAAACGAACAGGGCGTTGCGGACGGATTTGGCATAATCCTGCAGGGAAATCAGCGTGGTTTGCGCGACTTGCGTGGCTTCGGCGGTCGAGGTCGTGACGGTCTGCATCGAGACGGTCGCCTCGTCCATCGCGACGGTGGCGGAGGTGAGAAGCTCCTTCACGTCGTCGGTCAGGTCAACGCGAAACGCCTCGATAACCTGTCCTGCGGCTCCTTCTATGCCGGACTGAAGTCCCTCTTTCGCCGCGTCGGGAAGCGTCTGGCGGTCACGAAAAATGCCAATCGGAGTCGTCTCGAAAGTGGCGAGTTTCTCGTTCAGCGTGGCGACGGTTTCTTCAAGTTCTGCGACCTTTGCATCCAGCTCGCCGACGCGCTTTTTCATGCCACGAAATTCCGCGAGGTTCTGAACGGAAATGCGCTGTGTCGTCGGCAACTCGCCTTCATTTTCGGTTGCTTTTTCGTCTGTTTTTTCGATTGGTTTTTCCTTCTTTTTCGCCTCTTCCGCCTCTACTCTCTGTAACGCGGACGGGTCGAGAGGTGGTAAAACATTTTCACTTTTGGGGGCGTTATCGTCGGCAATTTTGATTGGGATTTTCGCTTCTCCTTCTTTCGGTTTCTCCGGCGTTTTAGGGAATCTCGGCTTTATCTGTACTGGCGTCGCTGGTGCAGGTTGAGGCGTTGGCGTTGGACATACGCCACCGGGACAGGTCGGGCACGTTCCGTTGTATGGATAGTATGGCGTCTGATACTGCGTGAGCGTCACTTGCGCAGTCGGTTCCTGTGATACCGATTCGGGAATGACATCTTCGCTTGGATTCGGGAAATTAGGGCGTGGAATACGTCGCGGACGGTTCAGGAAAGGCGATTTGCGAGAGCGATTCTGAAAACGTTCGCGAATTGTTTTCCCGCCTCGTTTTACCTGTGGAAATGGCAGGTCAAGCTCAACTCCCATCGTGTCATCGGGGTTAAATTTAACTTTCGCTCCTGCCGAGGTCGGCTTCTCCGGCTTCACGTCGGTTTCGGTTTCTTCTTCCTGTGGATTTGCAAGAATGGAATGTGCGAGACGTCGTAATTTCTTGCTATTTGCGGGCTTCCACTCCTTGACGGGCGTGCCCTTCATCGCAAAAGACGAGATACTCGCGAGGTAATTTGCGGGAATCGCCGCTCCTACTTTGTCTGCACCTTCGCCAACTTGAGCGTATACGATTCCCAACACGCGCGTTCCGTCGGCAGTGAGAATCGGAGACCCGCTCCGTCCTTGTTTTGGCGTGGGAATGAAACACAATCCCCACCATTCAGAATACTCTTTGAAGTGCAAAAAGTAAAGCGTCGGCATTCCTCCCTCCGGGTGTCCAATCGTTGCCAAGACTTCATTTGCCTCGAAATTGTATGCAGGGTCGACGGGAACGACCGTCGGGTTGTACTTTCCCTGCGTGTCGATTTTCAGCATGGCAACATCGGTCTCCGTGTTACGATAGACCGTCTCTCCGTAGCACGTGAAAACCTGTCCCGCGTCGAAAAACTCGACCTTGCACTGTTTTTTGCTGGCGACATGGGCGTTGGTCAGGGCATAGTAAAACTTTTCGTCCGAACTGACAACCACGCCGGAACCGTAACCAATGTATCTTCCGTCCGGCACACTGATGCGCACGACAGCTTTACTGGCGGTGTAGAGGTCTGCTTTGACGGTACACGCCATTATGCCGAAAAGGAGGCAGAGCGCGAAAAATACCGTTAAAATAATGGTGGCAATGGTTTTCAAGCTGCATCTCCACGGGGTCTTGTCGGCAGAATCCTCACCTTCCTCATCCGATTCGTCAAAGTCGAAGAAAATGTCCCTCTGCGTGGTGATGGCGTCGATAATGACGGGCATAACCGTCTCCAGCAGACTGACCAAAACGCCTTTTATCGGACTGAAATCCTCAAGAATCGCTTCGTTCAGAGCTTCGTATTCCGTCGCTTTTCCTTCGAGTTTTTCGGTGAGAAAAACGGTAATTATCTCAATATTGTCCTCATCCGTGAACAGTGTCTCGATTTTCTCGACAATCCAGTCGTCAAGAACAATGTCCGTTTGGTCGCTTTTATCCTTCAAAATCGCCACGATTTTCGCGAGGATGTTTCTCGTGTTTTCCACGTTCACTGTCGTAATCGCCTCGGCAAGAATCCATGCGTGAATTCTGTTTTTCAGTGTTTCAAACTGCATTGTTATACTCCTTTTCCTGTAATGAACTTAATTCCTTTTTGTGTTCTATGACAACGTTTTCAATCCGTTTTTTCGCAATCTCAAAGTAGGTTTCATTTAACTCAAAACCAATGAAATTGCGGTCGGTATGGATACACGCGACGCCCGTGCTCCCAGACCCCATTGTGTTGTCGAGTACCATGTCGCCCGCGTTGGTATGGGTACGAATCAGGTATTCCAGCAGGGCGACAGGCTTTTGCGTCGGGTGTAACCGCGTCCCCGTTGTGTGTTGGCTTCCATTGTGAACCTCTTGGTCGAAAAAGAGCAGGTGGTTCGGATACCCCTCAAATTCCTGTGGCGCGGACTGCTTCATCTGCTTGTAAACGCTTCTATTTCCGTAAGCTCGTGCACGCGCTCGCGTTGCCGGACGTAGTCCCTGTGGATTGTAAGTGTACCGACACGGCGTTTTTTCTCCCGTGTGCACTTCCAGTCCGTATTCCTCGGTGATTTCCCGAAATGGTCTCGTAAAACATCCCGGTGCGACGGCTTGCAACTTGGCATACGCTTCCTCGGTCGGTATTGCATACTGGTTTCCGCGTGTGAAGTAATGCGAGGACATGGTGGAACCTAAAATTCGGTTCACATCGTTACGTTTTAAGCCCGATTTTTTCAACTCCTCGAAAAAATACTCTCGTAATTTCAGGTGTTTTCCTGCATTGTTGTAACTTGATGCCGGGGCGAAAACCGCGATTTCCTCGACACAGCGCATCGGCTGGACTTTCGCGAAAGGACCCCCGGTGATGTTGTTCTTTCGCCAGTACCACATGAACCGAAAATTGCGATAATTCGTGGAAATCAGTTGTGTTGTGAACGGCTGGATGCAAAAAAGCGCAATAGTCCCAGTCGGTTTCACAATTCTCTGATACTCACCCCACAAAACGTCGAGCGGTAGCGGTTTATCCCACGCGCAGTCGGTGCAACCATAAGGTAGGTCGCAGAGCACAAAATCGATGGAATCCGAGGGAATTTCTTTCATCAACTCAAGGCAGTCTCCTTGTTTTAACTCATACATGGCATACCTCCATAAAATGGCATCATTGTGCGGTCATTGTAGTCTAAAAAAGCATAAACCGGACGTGGAGTTGGCATCGTGGCGGTTGTCTTGTCGGTCGCCCATCGCAGAGGCTGATTCGTCTCTTCTTTCTTGATTCGTGGAATGCCCGACTCAACCAGAATGTTTTCAACGTCGATACTTTTCGCAACGACGTCTTCACACCACGGCTTCTCCATCAGCGACTGAATGAGCATGTTCGCCCGTTCCGCCGAGCGTTTATCGATCGCCCCAGCGACGATTTTCACGCGCCCCTTCAGCCCAAAATAATTCAGTCCCAACATACGGTCAACGATGTACTTATTTACCTGATTTACCACGGTATCCACGAGGTATTCGACACGCATAATCGCGTAGTCCGTCCCGTTGCTCGCGTCGGCTTTCGTTCCGAAAATTCCTTCCAAAACGGAGCGTTCCGGGATACCAAACGCACGGCATACGAGCTTGTCGTAATACATGAATTGATTCACAAATTCGCTGGAGACGGCTTCCATTGGAAGTTGTTCGATTTTCCAGTCGGATTCCGTGGCGGACATCTGGCTCGACATCGTGTTGGGGCGGTGTCCGAGCGCAACGATGTTGTACTGTTCGAGGCTCGCAACCATATCCTTCGCAATTTCCGCATTATCCCGGTTATTGATAGTTCCAAACGGGTAATGCAAAATATAACGCGGTCCCTTTCGCCGAGCGTCAAAAGCCTGAAGGTTGGTTCTCGCCTGTTTTATCATGTCAAAAACAGTCTCCGCCTTCTTGAAAATGGCGCGACCGTACAGATTGTCGCCACGACGTTCGTGCGTCAAAACAAGGGACTTGACAGGCGGTAGGATAACCGGCAGAGGGTACATGGACTGTAACCCGGTAAACCCCTGTTCGGAATCCATACTCAACAACGTCGTTTCCTGCAGGAGCGGTTTTAACCGTCGGACGCAGTAGCGCATTTCGCCTTTTTCATTCGTCGCAAGGTCAAAAATACACTCGTAAGGCGACCAACCAAACGTGAAAAATCCGTCGATTGCCGATTCCCACAAGTCGTGTTTGCACTCGGAGATGAAGAGCTTCACAAGGTTAATCGCCTCCCACGGAACCCCTTCGTCGGCTTCCACCGTCCACTCGGACTGCGCACCCGCGATGGTGATAAGCGTCATCAGGTATGCAATCGTTTCCTGAATGCGCATGTCCTGAATTTTCGACCACGGAAGTCGTTGCGAGGCGGGCGCGCCGAGCATGAAAGACCCATGAGGCAACGCGCCAATGACCTGTTGCCCGGAAACTCGCTCCAAAAGTCGTGACGTTTCGTTCGGATTGTATGTAATTCCGCGTTTTTTCCTACTCATTTTGGCTTCCTGCTCCTTAAACGACAAGTGGCATTCCTTGAATCATCGTGTCGAATCCAATCGGCGCAATTGTGTGCACGAGATATCCGAGTGCGTCGGACATGTGTGTCAAACTCGCGTCTCGCTTGTCGATGTTGCGCATTCCGTCCAGATACGCGACGCTTTTCAGGTCATTTATCAACGCCACGCAGTTCGGGTCAATAAAAAGTCGCACTTCTCCCAATGCGTTTCGCAGGACGGCGTTCACGCTGGCAATTCGCGACAAAACACGGGGATTTGCGCTTGGAACGCTGATATTAACCATATTCGTCGACGGGTCTTTATAACGCTCGTCCTGTTCCATAATCACATAATCCGACAGGTCGCTCGTCGTGTTATGATGCGCTCCTGCGGCATCGCCAAAAAAGTGATAACCTGCCTTCCAATTTCCCCACAGACTCCAGAGCACGTCCAGTGCTTCCGGGGTGTTGGAGTCGGTCAGTCGAATTTCGTCAATAACGTGAATTGCGCCGTCAAGCGTGCCGTTCGCGTTGATTCCCGCTTGGCAGATAACCCACGACATGGGATTCACGTTAAAGTCGCAAGAAATCAGGAGCGGTAACGACGGATTCGCGGTTAATTCTCGGACGTGCGTCTTCTCGTTAAATGCGTAATACACCAGACCAGAGGCGGTTTCCCAGCTTGCGTGAAACTGTTCTCGGAACGTTTTTTCGTCAAGTTGCGACATGGCTTCCGCGATGGTTGCTGGCGGTAAAACGCGGTCGCTCGTCCAGTGAAAACGCGCGTATTGGGGACTCGGATTCGCCTCCCATTCCTCGCACTTGTTCTTGAAAAAGGAGGCTCCAACCCCACGGACTTTCGGCACGCCAATCAGCATACACCAGCCGTTGCAGTTGATGTCGGAAATAGCGGGAAATACCGAAGTCAAATAGGCATTCGGGGGCATGTCGGACATCTCGTCTAACACCACGCCACAGTAGCCCACGCCCTCGACGCGAGCCGCGTTCATCATGCCACGAACAAGCAATTTTGAGGAGGTCGGCGTTCCGTCAGGTCGCGTTCCCGTCTGGACTTCGAGGGTCATATCCCGTGTTTTGCAGATGGACATGATTGGCTCGAACGTTTCCAGTAACTTAAACCAGATGGTTGTTTTCGCCTGGTCAGCCGTCGGCAAACCCCACAAATAAAGTGGGTGATCGATTGTCGGATGCTGTTGCAACATGGCGCGACACATGCGTCGAAAAGCGATTTCCGTTTTCCCGGAACGCCGTCCACAATCTGCGGCGATGAACCGCGCCTGTGACATCAGATATTCCTCTTGTTCAGGAATCCAGTTCAGCTTTTGAAGTTTCAGGTACGTCATGGGTCTGGGGCATCGTCTTCCGTATCATCCTCACGTTCATTAATTCCCGTTACACCAAAATTTCACGTTGGGCGGTCTTGTCGGTAGTCGTTTCAGCAACGCGAAACGACGGTGAAGCGGAATTTTAGGTTGCGTCGGATTTAAAAAGCGTTGTTAATCTCGCAAATGGCGTCGTTTAGGTTCAAAATTGCTGGAATGATTCTGTCGTCCGAAGCGTTTTTCGCTTCAATTTCGGCGCGTCGCAGAGCTTGCATTTTACGGGCTTCTGTCCGATGTTCCTCACGATGAATGACGGCTTGAGACGCACGATAATCGCCACTCTCCAGCAAATCAATTTCATTTCGGTGCGCCATCACGAGCTTGGTCAACTGCGCTTGCTTGCATTTTCTCGCGAAAGCGACGTTCTTTTTCATGTATTTTCTCAAGGAAGAAATATCCACTCCAACATAATTGGCGGTTTGGACAAAGCTCAATCCTAGCGCAAGAAACTTACAAATCTCCGCCTCTTTTTCGGGGGTAAAAAGTGTTGGTCTTCCGCGCTTTGCCATGATTTTTCTTCATTTTTTTACTCGATTTCCTGCCGGGGTGTTTTGAAAAGAGCCTCCATTCTCGATTCAAAACACCCCAGCATTTTACAAAACCACATTAAATCATTTAGGCGGAGCTTTCCGTCTTGTCACCGAACGCTGGGTCGCGCTTCCTGCAAAAGCAGGATTGAACTTCGGCGTTCTGGCAGTGGATTTTGGCTTGCTCGCCTCCATCCTAAACTTCTTGTGAGGTCTCGATTTCTGATTTTGATACTTCTTCTCGTTATGAAGGAAAACGCTCACGTTACGCACTTCACGCCTCGGATTGTACTTCTGTTGCGTACCAGCAGCCGTGAGAAGCTCGTTATCACGGCGCAGAGACGAACGTGTACGTGATTTTCGACGTCCCTTCAAAGCGCTCTCGTCCGCAATTCGTTGCTGAAAAGGCTTTCGCTTTTTCTTGTCTTTAATCGCTTTCGCCAAACCACGTTTATTGTGGATAATGTCGTCCATACTCCAACCCTGTAAACGTTCGTAAGTGGAAAACTTCTCTTTCGCTTCGTGTCTGGAATTGGCGAATGTTACTTTACCAGTTTTCAAAACCTGCTTCATAAAGCGTTTTGGAATGAAAATTCGCCTTCCCGACCCGTGCGTCGCATGTCCCCATGCTCCTCCATCTGCAGCCATTAGACAATCTCCTTTATGAATGTTGGCTCTTCGGTCAGAGCCAGTGTGAAATCCCCGTTCTCATCGCGTCGGACAACCTTCATGAAACAGCAACCCGCCGGAGAACACACAAATTTGTGGGGATAATTCCACATAAGTCGCAGTAGTTTTCGATAACTCGTCATGTTCTGATTTTCTGGGTGTCCACGCCACAAATCACGGGCTTTGGCGATGATATAACGGTCGATACCGTTGTGAGGACGCTCGAAAAATTCAGGGGCGCACGCCGTGATTACGTTCCAAAAATCCTCGAATGTGTACTCCGTTTTGGGATTTTCGACTGCCCACGTCGTAAACTCGGAAGCCAGAGGCATCGTCTTGTAAAATTTTGATTGATACAGCTCAAAAGGCGAACTGTTGACGGTCTGAACGGTGAACGGATTCGCATTTTCGACCTGTTCCAAAACCTCAAAAATGGATTGATACATCGCAAACCAACGGTCATAACTTTTGCAATATTCCGGTACGGATTCATTCTCGAAACCGGAAAAACGTTTTTGACGCGCGACAGGAAGCTCCTGAAACCGTCGATTCGTCATAAACATGGGCTGGAAAAAGAAGTCGCGAACTCCGTTCTCGACCAACCGACGGCAGACGTCCACCAGGGCGTTTTTCGGCATCCATTTCTCGACGTATGGATTAAAACCAATCACGACGCCAAAGCCCATTTTTGCGAGCAAAATTGCCGTTTCAATCCGTTTTTCAAGAACCGGAGCGCCCGGCTCGACAATTTTAGAGACGCCATCGTCAGAACACGTCATTGTAATGTAAAAAAGGCGGTCGCGTCTTGCTCCGATGGCGTCAAGTACTTCTTCCAATCCTTCACCCGTCTTGGTCTGGAAAAAAATCCCATTCTCGAAGTTATCCAGTAACTTGACGAATTGCTCGGTAATTCGCCAGTTTTTCGGTGTGAAAGGGTCGGAACTATTCGATATGCAGATGGGATAACCTGCGTTGAAAAGGTCGGCTTCCAACGTGTTACGTGCGCTGGCGGTACGGATAAACGAGTCGATGGACTTCAGTTGCGGATTCCGTTCCTCACCGCCTTTCGTGTTCGCAAAACAGTAGGCGCAGTTGTTCGTGCACCGGTAAAAACTCATTTCAAGCCCGCTCGCATGAAACAGTAATTCGCCTAAAAATGCGGTAATCATTCCTGTTCGCTCCCTTCTTTTTCTTGGTCGTAATCCTCGTCGTCAGAATCCTCCTCTTCGGATTCCTCGTCGCTGTCGTCCTCAAATTCGTACTCCTCGTCTTGCGGAATTTCCCCCATCGACTGCCGTAGGTCGTGAATGAGCCAGCGTACAAAATCAATATCCTTTTTCACACCGAAATGCTCTTTGAGACGCTTAAAATGCGCGTAATCGACTTCATTTTCCATCACGGTGACGGGAAAATAAATTGGAACGTCAACCTTCTCGACGGTTCTGTCGCCCTGACTTGCGCCCATTTTGTCGAAGTCAGGAATGTCCATGCCGAGCTTTTCAAACTGGAAATCTTCTAAATCTCTTTGAAGTTTCCCCCAGTCCCAAGTCGAGAGGTCGTTTGCGTGGTTGTGCATGACAGCGTATTCTTTTCGTTGCTCTTCCGTGAGGTGGTCTAAACGGACGCACGGAACGTTCGTTAGCCCCATTTTCTTCGCCGCCATCAGCCTTCCGTGACCTTCGACGATCAAGTTTTCGTCGCCCCACACTCCAATGGGGTCGTTGAATCCGTAGTCTTGAATGGACTGGCAAATCTTGTCAATTTGATAGTCCGTGTGCCGACGCGCGTTTCGCTTATATGGGGTCAGCGATTCAATCGGAAGTTCGATAATTTGCATATTACGGCTCCTGTTAAAGTGTTAGATGGGCGAGGATGTCTTTTCGCATTTGGTGAAAAATCTGACAAATTCGTTGAGGGGTACACCCGCGTTCCTGAGCGATTTCTTTGTAAGTTTTTCCTGCTATCTTGGCGAAAAAAATCTCTTGCTGTTTTTCAGGAAATCTCTTCAATTCGTCCTCCAGCTCCGAAAAAGTCGCGATTTCGCCCAGTTTTGCGTCTGGTCTTGCCTCAATCGGGAGTATGTCTTCCGGGGAAACGACGCTCATGGGGACGTGAAAATCATGAAGAATGATTTCTTTTTGCCCGTCTGCGTTTTGAACAATACGAGTATGCCGAAAACTACAGATGATTCCGTAAATCCACCTGCTCGCGTACATAAAAAGGAGGCGCATTGCGTGAGTTTTGTCATTGCTCGTTCTTTCAATGTCTTTGACATGACGCGCCATAAGTTCCTGAAAAATGTCCTCCGATGACATGAAAGTACAGGCGTACTTTTGGGCGAGTTTCATAATAAAAGGACGGAACTCCCACAAAACCATAAACGCCTCGTCTCTTGGTATCACAATGACCTCCTTCTATTTTGTATCCGAATCATTGCTCCTCATTCGGCTATAATAATGTCTTTACCCATTAGTAACTATACTTACGATTAAATACTTTTAAAGTAAAAAATTAAAATTTCTGAAATTAAGTATCAATTACACATGAAAATTTAGAGAAAAGCGGTCTCTTTAGCAGTCGTTTCAGCAATACAAAACGACGATGGAGCGGAATTTTACAGAGTGTCGGACTTAAAAAGGCTCAGATATTGTCCGAGCCTTTTGTAGATATAACTAAAATTTACATCAACGCTCAATTTTTTCGTCCACTTTCGTTTCAAGAAAGCATTCGTACTTTTTCCAGAGACGATTTTGATTCACAAGGCGGATACCAAGATAGCCGACTTGGATAGAATTGTCGCCAATATCGCATTTTTCAACGCCGTAACGCTCGTGGATTTTTTGACTAAAATCGGCGCAAGCGTATGCTTCGCATTCGTTCATTTTCATGAAATTACAATACAACGCGCCGAGGCTGGAAACAGTGACTTTTGCGTCGTCCGCAACTTCAATAAACGTCTCGCAAAACTCGTTAAACCGTCATACACAAAATTTCCACGTGGGGCGGTCCTTCCGGCAGTCGTTTCAGCAACACGAAACGACGGGGAAGCGGAATTTAGTGGTGCGTCGGGCGTAAAAAACGTTTTTGCGTTACAACTTCCGGCTCGATTCCAAGCTGACGTATCAACTCCTCGAACGAAACGACTTTTCCTTCGCCCTCCTTGAGATAACTACCCAAAACAGAAATTGACAACGGCGCAATCACGCGGATTTCACAACCGCCGGAAGCGTCCTCCTCATCGTCATCATCCATTTCGTCCTCCTCATCGTCCTCGAAATCGTCGTCATCGTCGTCCAGTTCGTCGTCCAGTTTGTCGTCCAGTTCGTCATCGAAATCTTCATCGAAATCGTCGTCATCGTAGAAAGCGTCTTCGGACTTAATTTCCGCCTCTTCACCTACGATGCAGTCATTTTCGCGGAGCATTTCAGCGTCCTCTTCAACCTGCGCATTTTTGACGGCATGTCTCACATAGAGACAGTAACCAGCGATAGCAAGAAGCGCATCCTCGATTCCGTCGCCGAGGTTGTCGAAACCATTGTCGCTCAGTAGCGTGTTCTGCAATTCCTGACAATCTGTAATAATTGAGTTTTTCATGATTGATTCCTTTCATTTTTCAAAAAAATTATGTTGATTCTATATTAAAATTCAGTTTTGCCATTATTTCGTATTGCTGAAATAACAGCCGAGAGGACTATTCTCCTCCGAATTTTCAAGTAAAATCAAGGGATTCTAAAATGGGATACTTCCAGAAAAGTCGTCTGGCGATGTGGTTGGATTGTAGGGGCGATTGTAGGTTTGCGCTTGCGGATTGTTGCGATTCCCGGAACCCAGCATTTGAAAACGCTCGCCGACGACACGTAATTTCTGCATGTTTCGGTCGTCCTGTACCCACTGTTCGAGTTTCAAACGTCCCTCGACCAAAATAGGGGAACCTTTGGTAAGATACTCATTACACGTTTCCGCATTTTTACCCCAGAACGTCACATCGACGAATGTTGTTTCCTCAACATAATTTCCGTCGCCACTTTTGCGACGGTCGTTGATAGCGATTCCAAGAACACAGACAGGCGACCCGCTCGGCGTATAGCGCATATCTGGCTTGCGTGTCAAGTTCCCAACAAGGATAACTTTGTTAAAACTTGCCATTTTTTCTCCTTTATGGGGTTAGATTGTCTTGAAGGCTTTTTTCCGACATTTTTCCAAACGGACGTCTCGTTATGTTGTGCGTTTTCAGAATGTGCCAAATGCAGTTGTAACTGACGTTCGCCAATTTTGCAATTTGTCGGAGGCTTTTTCCTGAAACGTATAAGTGAATAATTTTTTCTGTTGGTAAAGTGCGTTTCGCCTCGTGAAATTGAGAGCTTGGACGCATCTCGACATTCATTTTTTTCAAATGGTATCTGACCGTCGCTTTGTCGCAATCCAGTTTTTTGGCGATACTCCCCATACTGTGACCGACGCGGTAAAGTCGGACGATTTTTTTGGCGTCTACCATGTTTTCCTCCTTAATTTTCAGTCAGTCTCCGCTTCATTTCCTTAATTTCCAGCAGAAGCGTCAGACGCTCTTTTTCCTTTTTTAGCATTTCGATATTCAACGTGTTATAAATTTCCGTTTCACGGTCGTTTCGTGTTGCGGAAACGACTGCTGGACGCGGAAATTTCATGTGGAATTTGTGTATGTCGTCTTTTGGAATTGTTGGTTTTGATACCGACACGGGGGGCGGTGCGATTGACAACGTATTCACACTCGCGATTAAACTTCCGAAATGTGCGCAATTCAAGAAACATGCGCCATTGGCAACGTCTTTTTCACAGACATAGCAAACGGCATTTTTTGCATATTTCGTGCGGAACTTCTTGATAAATCCGATTTTGAAATACTTGCGGAAACCATTTTTGCTCATGTTGTACGGCTCCAAAATATCTGCGACGCACAAGTACCGTTCGCCATTGTACTCGCCGACGGCAACATTGCATCCGTTGAGAAAAACTCCCTTTTCGTTCGTCAGTCTGGGGGTTGTGAATCTGTTCATTTTTCAATTCCTTTCGTAAATTTGGTTAAAGGTTAAATGCGGGTTCGTAATTCGGAAGCGTTGTCGTTTCCACGCTGGCGAAATTGAGGCTGGCTTGCTGTTGTCTTGCCAACGCTTCTCGTTCTTGTCGCATATCTCCGCAATTGGTGAATTTGACGACATCAAACATTTCACACAACCTCGAAAACACGCGATCACCGTAAAATCCCAAAAATGAATGGGGTTCGTTAGGCATCATGGATAGGTTACTGGTCATGATGACGAGCTTGCCGTTTTTCCGATATTCGTTGTACATATCCATCAGGAAACTCTTCATCACGGGTTCGTTGCCATAAAATTTAATTTGCGGTTCGGAACCAACGTCGTCGAGAAGGAGCGTTCTCTCGGAATTTAGGTACTCCGCGTAACCGGGAAGCACGCTTTCGAGTTTACACTTACGCGCGATGCTGTCGGCATTGATGGTTTGGAAACAATGCCAATCTGGAGGAGTGTAAGCGAATCTTCTGCCTGATTTGTCCTGCCAATAGTTTTGACTTTCCGATATTTGAGGCTTGGAAAACTGGTAAATTTTTTCAAGCATCTTAGTTTTTCCACGTCCGGCGGGTCCGATAATGAGTAACCCTCGCGTTGGTCGTAAGTCGGGATTTTGCGTGATTTTGGCAATTTGAAACTGGGTTGCCCAACGAAAGATTTTTATCATTTCCTCCGACGCGATACGGTCACAGTCGAAGTCCGTTTTTTCTCGGAAATAGGCTTCCATTTTCGGAATTCCGCGTTCAACTCGCGTTAAAAAATCGGGGTCTTGCGTGGCTCGGATTCGTCGAGCGAGCGGTTCGCTGACCCAATCTCCCAAGTCGTTCACGAAGCTGTTTTCCTCGTGGACTGCGATTTCCATCACTTTTTCCATCAAGTAACGCAGTCGGCTTGTTTTTCCCATGTTTTCCCGTGTTTCTAACGGTTTGGTTTCCATGAAAATCTCCTTAGTATTGCACATTTTCAAAAGAAAAACCAGCTTCCGCATAAGGGCTTTTTATTCGTGGTTGCTGGAAATTATTTGAGTTGTTATTGGGTCTCCGCGCTCGATTTTGTTCTGTACCAAGCCATGTATTGATGTGTCTTAGGATACCTGCTCGCGTTTTCCGATTTTTGGGATTCGCGAAATTCCACGCGATACAGGCTCGGAGTTGTTCTTGGACGTTGATTCCGAGATAATACTTCTCGAAACGCGCAAGGTCGGTCTTGGAAAGGGTAAACTCTTCTTCTCCTATGAGAGGAAATACAAATTCCGTTTTCTCCTCTTCCGGCAACTCCGTGTTCGTTTTGGTTGTTTTCTTCCTTTGAGAAGTTGCGGTCTGCGTTGTCGAATCTTGCAAAATTTCCACCTCTCCGCCTAAGAAATATTCTTCTCTTTTTTCTTGCTTTTTTTCTTCTTTCTTTTCTTCTTTTTCTTGTGTTACTTCTTTTTCTTCTTTTCTTTCTTCTTTTTTTCCTTCTTTTTTCTCTTGAGACATCTCGGAAAAAACGGTCTCAGACGGCTCTTTTTCGTCAATTTGCTCCTCGTCAATCGGCTCAACATCAACTTCCGCCATCATGCCACATGCCATCAAGCGATTAACCAGAATTTTGACGGCATCCGCCTCGGTAGGGGCGACGATTTCAAGGTCGCGAAACGTCACACGGAACGAAACGTTCAGCGTCTGCACGGGCACGGGTTCCACTGGACATACCGGGTCTAAAGACGGGTTCGATTTCGTCGAAACTCGCGCTGTCGGGGCAGACCGTAGGCGTCGCAAGCTGGTACATCCCTCTTTTTCAAGAATTTCGTCCGCTTTTTGGTCGAATTGTTTACACTGCCACTCGTCCATGCAGTCATCGCAACAGAAATAGTGTTCATATTGCCCAGTATCAGGATTATATTGCCCCCACCCAAAATTTTCGCGTTGGGCGGGCTTGTCGCTAGTCGTTTCAGCAACGCGAAACGACGGTGAAGTGTAATTTAAGGGGGGGGCGGGATTAAAATCCCTTTTTTCCCACGTGGAATCGGGGAGGTCAACAAGTTCACGCGACAATTTTAACCCGCAGTTGGCGCAGGTCACACTGGCATAATTGTTGGGTGGTGGTGAGAATCCAGAACGCGACTGGTCAAATTGACCACTCGTTTTCTCTTTTCCAGCTCGTTCCGTCAGGTGTCCCAATGGGACACCTGAGTTATCTTGTACCATATTTTGTATTGAAGAATAACATTTACCGTCTTTGCCGACTACTTCCAGAGGACGTATCAGTTCTCCTGCGGAGTATAATTCATTCTGGATTCTGTTGACGGTACTCTTGGCAACGCCACAGATTTTCGCCACCTCGCGTATTGACTTCTGCGGAAACTCTCTCATTACGGCAAGTACGGCATTTTTGCGTTCTTCTTTCGTAAATCGTAGACCATGTCGCGCATTTCCTTGCACGGCGTATAATACCAGCTCGGCGGAGGTACTGCCCACCTGTCGGCACGGAACGGTCTCGACGCCAACCTCAAGAGCGGCAAACCAACGATGGTGACCGTCGGCGATTCTCCATTGGTCGTCGACACGGCATACCTCGATGGGCGGAAAACTCCCCCACCCCTCCTCTTTCATGGTTTCTGCGTACTCGGAAATAGTTGTGTCTCGCGTCCCGATTCGTAATTGGATGCCCTCGGTTAATTCACTGATGGGCACATCGAAAATTTCATTATTCATGATGTTTTTTTAATGCCAAAAGGGTTATACCAGCTGATTTTTTAATCAGCTGGTCATTAAATTTGTCTGGTTAATTGGGGGCGATTTTAATTACCAAGTCTCTCGCTTTTTTCGTCGAGAGTTTGATGAATTGTGAGGTAATCCCCGTCGTTAAATCCCGTCGTCTCTGTGTCGATGGCGAACTGTCGCTGTACGGCATTTAGCGCATCCAAGTTATCAGCGCGTTCAATCGCTTCCATGTACCACTCAAAATCGCGGGTTTCCGGCTCTGTTTCCGGTTTTTTCTCCGGTTCCTGTATAGCGGATTTTCGTCCTCGACGCGCTGGTTTTTCCGTATTAAGAAGCTGGTTTTTCATTGCGTCCACCTTTGGAGACGTCTGGGTTTCCGGTTTCACGTCAACTCGCATATCAAAAAAGTCTTCCGGTTTCCCGACTCCATCTTTCAAGGACTGGAAAATCATGCGGAGTTTGACGACGTTTCCCGGTGTAATTGCCTCGATAGAGCGTTGGATATACTTCTCGATGATACTTTTCGTTATACCAAAAGGTGAAAAACTTTCGACAAGTATGCTGATTTTTTCCGGTGTAATATCCACGTTCGCGTTCATCGTTACCGTACATGCTTTGACGGCACTTTCAACGATGTCCCCCGGAATCACTCCCAAAATACACGCCCTTACCCGCCTCGCCATCTGGTTTGCGACGTGTTCATAGATGTCACGAGGGTCTGTGAGAAAAACCGTCCCTTTTTTCGTGCTACGTTCGTGAAGTACCGTCACGACACGGGTTACACGCACATTGCTTTCCAAATTCCACGCATACGCTTGCGCGACGGTGTGATTCCGTGTCTGCTCCAGTTCCGTGTACCCATAAATGATATTTCCCCACTCCAATGCCAGCATTTCCGCCAGTCGGATAGACGGTCCCGTCACGGATGCGCCCCCTCGTGGATAGTTATACAAGGCGCACTCGGCAAGTTTCGGACGCTGGCATGCCTTCATGACATTGTCATAACACTGACATGGGTCGCGAGGAAATTGTTTTGCCATGAACACCAACGCCTGAATTTCCGACATCGCCCGTTGCGTTTCCACGCTAGTTGTTGCGCTTACGGATGGTTTGGTAAAAGGCATGGTTTGTCCCTGAAATGGATTCTTGAGAATCTCGTTTTTTATGGTCACAGCCGTTTCCGTTCCGGCTTCATTAAAGTCATTACTCATTAATATTCTACCTTTCTGTTAGGGGTTTATCAACTAAAAATATTTGTTTTTTCATTAAAGTCACTTAATATTAAAAACACGATTCCCGCGTCGGGTGTTTTTGTAGGTCGCGAGAAGCGTTCCGTTATAGGTCAACGCTTCATTGTCCTCCATGAATTGAAAAATGTCCGTTTTCCGCTCCGTAATGGACGCCTCAATTTCGGACTGCTGAATTTTCAATCTCCGTAGGTCTGTGAGCGCATCCAAAATAGGCTCGGTCGCCTCAATTTTTGAGAGCGGACGCGCCACTGGGAAGCGGTAATTCAAGTCGTTCAGATTGAACAGCGCAGGTGGCGTTCCCGTCGTGACGGCATCCCAAAATGCTGAGTATCGTTCGATACACGCTTCGTGCCATTCGTCATCAGCGAAGATGTTGTAGGTACGAAAACCAAGTCCCTCGCTTGAATACAAAAGCGCAATGATTACAACTCGTCGATACCCTGTCGCGAGCATATAGTGTTGCCCCTGCATCCAATAGTTAAGTGGAACCACATCCGAGCCGTCGTCGCCCCACTTGGGCGTCCAGCGTCCCCACTTCGCCTCGACGATGGTATCACGAGTCCAACCGTCCAAACTCGCCTGAATGAACGGGTAGGTTTTGTGACGGAGAATCGACGGTTTGGGAAGTAATTTCTCGCCCGTCCGCATCTCAAATTCTCGCAAGATTCGAGGTTCCATTGTGGTTCCAAGCTCAATCTCAATCCGGTTTTCGTCGAATGTCTTGACGATTTCACCACGCTTCTCAAGCCACGTAAAAAACGGAGTTTGGATATATCCGTAGGGCTTGGTCGTTCTTGTTTCACCTTGCGAATCGACGTATGTTTCCTCATATCCCGTCAGCCCCATCACGCTGGCTGCATCCGAGCCTCCAATTCCCATCCGTCGCACTTCCAGCCACTCCTCTCTCGTTGAGGTTTCCAGCCAGATATCGTTATTCGTTGTCATCTTTTATCTCCTGTTTTACGGGGTTAAATTCCCGGAACAAAAATTTGATTAACATGGCGCATAGTCCATTCTTTCCGCGTCGTAGACCTGTTCCCTGACGTAATCCCACTCTTCAGGTTCCATCTCTTTTTCATTCAATGCTTCACAGCGCTCGTAGCAGAGGTTGTGGTTCTCACTGACATACCAGCACTCAGCATCTGCCGTCTGTTCGATGCTTTTTCCTGATTCTATTTCCAACTCTGCCCAGCATCTGGAGCAGGTGATTTTTCGTGGCACGGCATCTTTGTTTCGTGCATTTTCACGGACGATTCTCACACTTTTGGGCGCATCAAAACATACTTTGAAATTCCCTCCACCTTTGGCAATAAAGAATTTCACGGATTCGCCGATATTGCAAGTTTCACCGGGTTTTAATGTTAGTACCAGCATTGTTTCACTCCTTGAAACGGGGATTATGGTGTCTAAATAGGAGATGGGAAGCCAACGATTCACACGCTTTCGCGCACTTTACTGTCAACTGGAATCGTCACGCCAGATTTTCACCGACGTTTCACTTCTGCCCCAATGAGTAACACATCATGAATTTTGTTTTGCACCAAGTGGTTGATATTCTTTTTAACCCACCGTGCGTTATTTAACACATGTTTGTGTTGCGTTTACAATTCGGATTATAACAATTGCCCCCGGACGAAACGCGGACTTTGCGTCCGTTTTGCGTCCTATTTTGGAAAAAAAGTTAAAATATTTTTCAAATTTGGATTTTATATTTCCCCGACACTCTCCTGATGCGATAAGAAATTGACATTTTTTTTTAACTTTTCATTTATTCTATCAATAACCTTTCGGATTGCGTCATTTCCAATGTCAGGATTTTTCCAAACATACTCCGCCAAGTCGTCGTCCGTCGCTCGTCCGTGGGTTATAAGGTAGGAAAATACACCTTGTTGCAACAACGACAACCCCTCGATATAACAACCGTCAATCAGAAGCGTCGTCCCACTATCTATAACCTCGAATCGTTCTCCACCATAGGTTCCCTGCATTGCATGGATAAGTTTTTCAAACAATCTGCGCTCAATGTCGCCGACTGTATCATTTAACTTCCTGAACGAATCCATAATTTCAATAAATAACGACAACGGAATCTGTACCCGTTCGCTGGCGTTTTGTGAAACAGAAACATTAGAATCACTAAAATCCGTCATGAAGACCTCCATATTCGGGACTGTCTCTGAAGGCTACTGATAGTTATTCAGTAACTTTAGAAGGCAGTCTTCGAGACCTTCTTTGACCGTATCACAGGGGAAGCAAAGGGGCTAAATCTCAAGCTACCCCTCCACCCCCCAACAGGAGTTAATTTTACTGATTTTTTGTTTTCTGTCTACAAATTCACAAATATACACCCATATCCGTTATATATAAAATCACGTTTTTAAACCATAAAAAGGTGCGTCGTTTTCTTCTGACGGCTTGTTTCTCGCCACCATCGGCGACACATACGAGCGTTATTTTCACCGTGCATTTTCCAGAATGTCGTTGATGTTATTGAAAATTTCTTCTTCATCACTACAGAAGAAACTTTCCATGTTTGCCACCAGTTGCGCGAGGTACTTCTCCACTTTGACACGGGTTTCCGCTCCAAAAAGTCCCTCAATTTCTATCAGTGTCGCTCTGTTCTTCTTAAGAATTCTGAAAATTCCAAACACGTGTGAATAATTACCTGTACATTTGCACTGTAAGTGTTTTTCGTGTAACAGTATAATATTAGACGCCAGCTTACGTGAAAATTTGAAGTGCTTCATTTCTCTCTCCTTATTTAAGGTTTCTATGATTTTTTAGAGGTACTTGTTTCCCTCATTGTGACTGAAGTATAACTCTGAAACACTATAAAGTCAAGTAGCATTAAATTAAATTCCTCGATGTTTTTGCAAGAAAATCAAAGAAAATGCGTCATGTATCGTGAATTCAAGCATGAAAAACTTCGACTTTTTTTCAAAATAGTTCGCCGAGACGGGGGATATTGCTGGATTTTAGAGAAAAAAGAGAAAATGAACCCAAAACAAGATATTTTCTAATTTACATTAACCTCTCTCCGTCTTAAAACTTGAAAACGGAGGGGTGGTTTTTGCACGAAATACGACAATTTATTTTTTTGACAGAATTTCCCGGTATTTTAGCCCTAATTCGATGAGTTCCGCAACCACAATGGAGCGAGAGCAGTTGCGCTCGGAGACGATTTCGTCGATGGTTGCGAGGGTGGAGGGGAGGATGTTTGCCGATACTATCTGTTTGCGGAGATGGGCACGGTCGGAAGGGGTTCTTTTGTACGTTTTGCGCCGAATCGCTTCGACTTCGACCTTAAAATGACGAGCGAGAGTCTTTGCGCCATTCAGCGGAATCTGGTACTTTTCGACGTATTCCGAGAGAGCGTCCTCAAGTGTCCCGGTCATGGGGACGATGAAGTATTTTTTCTCGACTTCTTCGCGCCCTCCAAGTTCCGAAATCGTCGCGTCCGTGGCGTTTTGAATCGACTTGGATGGATACCCGACGTAGATTAAAAGATAACGGGGGTCTTTGCGTTTCGCTGTCATTTTCATCCCATTTTCATTATAAAATTTTTACTTTGCCGTCATTTCGCGTTGCAGAAATGACTACCGAAAGGAATATCCAACGCTGAAATTTCATGTGAAACCATTTTAGCCCTCCTTTTCCGCATTCAAATACCGTTCCATGCCCAACGGAAGGATAATCGCGGCAAGAGCCGACGGCGTCATGTTTTGCTTGGCGGCAAGCTCTTTGAACGCTTTGGCAAGCTCCGGCGGAACGCTCAAGCCGAGCGACACTTTTCGCAATTCAGGCGGTAAGGTTCCCTCGTGCACCAACTTGCGCTTGATAGCGTCGTAATCCACGTCGAAAATCCGCGCCATCGACCGTGTATCGCGAGTGTTGAGCATGTTTTTTGCGACGTATTCCCGCAACGCATCCTCCAGCGTCCCGGTCATAGGAATTATCGCATACGTCTTCTCGACTTCTTCCTTACCGCCCATTTTGTTGATGGTCTGCATGGAAACATCCTGCAACGATTTTTTGAGAAAACCTCGGTAAAGTAAGAGGTATTTCATGGTATTCTCCTTTAATTAAGAAATTTACTTATACCCATCACACCTGAAAATTCCACGTCGGGCGGGCTTGCCGGTAGTCATTTCAGCAACGCGAAATGACGGTGAAGCGGAATTTTAGGGCGCGTCGGTATGAAAATTAACTATAGCATAAATTATTTTTTTGTCAATACATCAGCGTTCCGAAACGTCTATATTTTGTGCAAAATTTTGCACTTTTTCATTCCACTTCCGTACTGCTTTTTGAGGCGAGTTTGTTTCATCGCCTGTGATATTGTGGTCTGCTGAAATCTTATTCCCGACGCAACGATAAAAATAACAGCCGGGTCGCGGACGCCTCTCCTGCGGTACGCTCTTGCAGACAGGGCAGAGTTGCGGTTCCACCCACGGAATTGGCGGGTATTGAGTGGCAGTCGTGTTCATTTTCGCCTCCTTTTTCGGGCATTTCTTTGCGCCATGACAAACAGGGGAGTAGTGGTTACTCCCCCGTGTTTTACGGATTGTGAGGTCATTCTGTGGGGTTCTTTTTCATAGCGTCGAGGATTTTGGCTTCGTATTCCTCACGGAGAAGTTCAAGAATGTTGTCAGGTCTTTCCATCTTATACTGAAATTTCTCCATAATGTCATAAAGAACACGAAATACATCGTAATCACCTGAAATATCCGACACGGTTTCAGCAATTCCTTCGAGGCGTCTTCGCGCTCCATCCACCCCGTCCCTGCCATGAATATGAAGGTTTATTGCCAGCCGTTTTAGCGCACCAAAATACGCTTTGGCTATTTTTTCGGCGTTGGGGATGATGTATTCCTGTGTCTGTTTTTTAGTCTCGTTCATGGTTTATCTCCTTGTTTTTAGGGGTTGAGGTTTATTTATTGGGGGTGAATTTAATCGCTTTCATCAGGCGGTCTACTTGCGCGTCGGTGTATCTGAAATCCTGCGTGTTCTGGATTTCGTCACGAATACGATTCAGCTCGTCACGGAACGGCTCCAGAGACGTAGCAAAAAAACGACGCTCAAGCTCTTCCAGAATCTGTTTTTGCGTTAAAATGTCAGCATCTTCGTTCATTTTATCGCCAAGAGAATGGAAATAAAACTCGTTACCGACGCTTGAAAGTAGTGAAATTATCAGGTTTTTGGTTGTTCGTTTTTTCATGGAATTCTCCTCATTTCAGGTTTGGAAATCGCCACCCCCAGCCGTTGCCAGGGGCGTGTGTTTGGGCTTTGGTTATTTGGAAAGAATTTCAAAAAATTCCTTGTGCGTCGTCGTTTCGGTTTTTTCGTACAGTTTGCGTCCAATTGTGGTCTCGGATTCTTTTTCCAACTGGTCGCAGATTTTATCTGACGCTTTGTCGAGCTTCTCGCCACACCCCAAAAATACGTCAACCATCTCAACAAGAGAACGCCACTTTTCAAGCGTTTCATTGTGTTGCAAGTCATCCCCATACAGGAGTTCCATGTGGCAAGCAACCAGCAAATCACACACTTTTTTCAAATTCACATTTTTCATGTTAGGGTCTCCTTGTTTTAGGTTATTTTTTCATTTTACGGGGGCGTTCGTTTCCCTTATTGTGACTGAAGTATAACTCAAAAACGTTATAAAGTCAAGTAGCATTAAATTAAATTCTTCATTATTTTCACGAAAAAACAAGGAAAAATGCGTCATGTATCGTGAATTCAAGCGTGAAAAACTTCGACTTTCTTCCAAAAAACTTTGCCGAAATATCAGGATTATTTTTTTACCCATGCTGGAATTGCGTCTGCGTAACGCTGTTTTACGTCGTTTTCAGTGACAAGTTCTCCCTTCTGAATTTGGGCGACCACGGCATAAAACAGGCGAACAAGAGCGTTTCCCCAGCTCTCCATAATGGCAATTTGACGAGCGAACATGTCGCTGACTGGGTAGAATGCGTCCTCGATTTGATTTTTCCCCTGCGCTTCTGCGTATTTCATTGTGATGGGCGCAAGCCAGTCGGGAAGTTCCAAAATTTCCGACCGACATCGATTGTATTCGTGGGCACGGTATTGTTCTCGTTCGATGCTCTGTAAAAATGTGGAGATTTGGTATTTTACGAGTTCCTTCCACGTTCCCGACGCCAGTTCCTTATCCGTTCGGCATGTCGTTTCGACGGCGAGAATGGTGCAGATGGCACGGCGATTTTCCGTCTGAAAAACACTCTCCACGATGTCCAGCGCAACCTTGATTTTAGCGATGCAACAAGCCGTCTCGTGGCGGTAATGATGCGTTTGGGCGTCAGACACGTTCCTCTTTTTTCCGAGGCGAATCTGTTGTAATTCTTCTGCCAGCGCGACGAGCGTTTCAGCTATTTTGTCATAATCAATCAGCACGGTTTCCTCCTTAATTTTACGGGGTGAAATGCCCCTCATACAACATGACGGGGGCGGGGTTGATTACTGCATATCACGTTTAGCCCAGTCTGGTATTGCGTCGATATAGCGTTGCAGAACCTCCTCTTCCGTCGTGATTTCGCCACATTTAATTTTGGAGACGGTTTCATTAAAAAGGGCAATCAATTCAACGCCAAAATAGTCCACAAATGCAACCATACGGGTGAAAATTTCGGTCGCGTCGTCGTAGCTTTCAAACTGGATGGCATAATCTTTCGAGGTTGCATATTCAAACGTGATAGGCGCAAGCCGTTCTGGAAACGTCAAAATTTCGGAACGCAAATCCTCCTCTTCATGCGTGTATTCTTGGTCGCGGAGGGTGTTGTTGATGAAGGTTGTAACCTTGTATTTCGCCACGGATTCCCACGTTTCAAATTCATCTTCTTCCGTAGGACGGCGAGCCACATCGTCCATCACGATACACGAGACGGCTTCCTTCACACCCTCCGTGAAAAATCCCTCCACGACGGAAAGCGCCGCCTTCCACGCTTGCTTATCGCCCTGCGTCGCCTCCGGAGCTTCTGATTCGATGGCAAGAGATACCAGCGTGTGTGATAATTTTCCATAATCAATATTCATTGTTTTCTCCTTAATTTTACGGGGTGAAATGCCCCCCATGCAACATGACGGGGGCGGGGTGATGGGGGACTAATTGACCTTGAATAGATACCCGTGCTTTTTATCAGAAATTCCGTTGATTTCCACTAATGCTTCAAGTGTACAGCCGTTTTCCTTGAAAAGCCATGCGGTTTCGACTGCGCTTGACCAGCCGGACGAAAACGTGAAAGCCTCGATTCCATACGTGCGCATCGCCTCAATAAGAGGTTTTACGTCCTTGTCCCAAACCACCTCGTTAATGTCGAGATGCTCGTTACCTCGGTCTCTTGCGGTTTCGTAGCATTGCCACAGACGCCACACCTCAACCCCACATGCTTGGATTTTTTCAAGAGCAACCTGCACGTTGTTTCTCGCAACCTGCTTGCCTTCCTCGTCATTTCCAGCTTTTTTATAGGCTTCATGGGCTTCCTGAATGATTTTGTACGTTGTTTCAAAAAGTTCTTTCATTTTTTTATCCTTTCAAGTTTTGAGTGTTTCCCTGCATAACGTAACAGGGCTTCGTTTCCCTCATTGTGACTGAAGTATAACTCCAAAACGTTATAAAGTCAAGTAGCATTAAATTAAACTCTTCGTTATTTTAACCATAAAACACTTGAAAATGCGTCATGTATCGCAAATTCAAGCGTAAAAAACTTCGACTTTTTTTCAAAAAACTTCGCCGACGTCATGATTTTCCTTATTTTCCAGCGTTTCACAGAGAATAGCTGTGATGGTCGACGTAAATTGGGCACGGAGCTGGTTGAGTTTCTGTTGTAAGTTTTGAGCGGAAGAAGTTGAGAGGCGCAGTTGCCGCAATTGGTGGGTGAAAGCGTCGACGCGCTCCTGAAGTTTCATCTGCGTAAGGATGGGTAAGTCCGAAAACTCGGCATGGAGACTTTGAAATTGGAGGAGGGCGAGTAGTTGTAAATAGTGCGCTCGGCGTTGCCGAAACGTGGGGTTCAGATGGTAAGTGACAAGTTCATTTTGTGTCTTGAAATGGAGTTCCGCAAGCGTGTTTATCGCATCTAACGTCTCTTGAGAAAGTTGCGTTGGCGCGTGTTTTTCCGTGCACTCGTGCGTTTTTCTGGGTGTTTTATGGGTTTTGACGCTCTTATGGTCGGTCGGAAGAATCTCATCATAACGCCCAATGATAGCAAATTCAACGGGGTATTTTGACATTAATCCTTTTCTGTGCATTCTTGCGTGAGGGCTGGTTGCGCGTCGTCCGGAGCGTAATCTCCTCGGCAATTATCGAAATCCTCTTCATCCTTTTCCGTCCATATTGACGGCTCGTCATAATGTTTGTCGTAAAGAGCGTTGCAACAATCAACGCAAATGACGGCATGGTCTCCAAACACCCAGCCTTTCTCTTCCGCTTCGCTTTCGTAGCCGTCTTCGTCGCGTGGATAGCAGTTTTCGCTTTCGTAACACTCGCCACAACGGTTGCAGACGACATCCGTTTCGTAATATGAATCTTGTTCGTAATATTGAGTTTCGTAATACGCCAATGATGGGCACATATTAACCTCCTTGTTAGTTATTTTCGTTTACCCCCAACCCGTTGTCGGGGGCGTTTTAGTGGGCGTTATTTCGTCAAAATTGCCACGATTTCCTCGCACCCCTTTTGGGTGGTTTCTCGGCAAGTCGCCCCTGCGTCGAGCGCATCTATGGATTTCTGCGCAACTTGATAAATTGCATCGTAAATCTCATTGCCCAAGAATTCTTTAATCGTATTCAATCATACATAAAAATTCCGCGTCGGGCGATTCTTTCGCTAGTCGTTTCAGCAACGCGAAACGACGGAGAAGCGGATTTTTAGGTCGCGTCGGGTACAAAAAGTTCAGCACCAAGCTCACCTCTGAATACCCGGATGTTCTTATGCGCTTCATTCTGGAAATCGAGGAACCCCATATTCAGCTTGTCCAGTTTTTATACCAATCGTACACGAAAATTCCGCGTCGGGTGGGCTTGTCGGTAGTCATTTCCGCAACGCGAAATGACGGAGATGCGGAATATTATAATGTGTCGGGAATAGAAAATTCATAAGCCTTCCAAATTTTCAGGACTTTCGTCATGATACGTTCAGCAATTTTCGAGGCGTTGTCTTTTTTCATTTTGATTCTCCTTATTTAGGTTGTTTTTCTGATTTTACGGGGGGCTTCGTTTCCCTCATTGTGACTGAAGTATAACTCCAAAACGTCATAAAGTCAAGTAGCATTAAATTAAACTCTTCGTTATTTTAACCATAAAACACCTGAAAACGCGTCATGTATCGTAAATTCAAGTGTGAAAAACTTCGACTTTTTTTCAAAAAACTTAGCCGAAACGGGAGAATTGTGGAATTTTAACAAAATAGAATTCATTCAACAACCACCTAATTAACTTCCGTGAATTGCCAATATTTTGAAGGTGGGGGCTTCGCTTTCCCTTTTTTTCTAGGATTATTTTATCAATTCTACTTGAAAATTTAGCATTGAGCGACATCATTCCAGCAACGCGAAATGACAGTGAAGTGAAATTTCATAGTTTCTGCGTTCTTGTCAAGGATTGATGAAAATTTTCCTTTTTTTCCCGAAAACGCTTGACTTTTCAATCAGGTTTTGGTATAATGAATAGCTGGAAAGTATGTTCTTGGTGGAGGGCACAAGATGGCGAGACGGAAATTCAGCGAAATACCGCGTTCAGAAATCTTATACTGATTCGACATGGAAATTTAGGGAAGGGCGGCTCCTCCGGTAGTCATTTCAGCAACGCGAAATGACGGTAAAGCGAAATTTCATAGTGAGTCGGCTTTAAAACCGACGGCAGATGTTATTTTTCAGTACATTTTTGGCGCGGAAGGGTGTGAGGAAATCTTGCTCGGTTTTCTGAACGCTATTCGGAAACACGCACGGCAATCAGAAATTGTGGATGTGAAGATTCAGAATCCCTTTAATATTAAGGAAAAAATCGAGGATAAATCGTCCATTCTCGACCTGAAAGTGACCGACGAGAACGGGAACATTTTCAACGTTGAAATGCAGACCTTCCAGCAGTCGGCGTTTGATAAACGTGTCCTTTATTACTGGAGCAAGTTGTATTCCGGGCAGATTCAGGATGGCGAAAATTACGAGATTTTGCGACCTGTGACGTCGGTCATCATCTCGACTTTCCGCCTTTTTCCCGAGCACAATCGGCTTCACAGCGTGCATGAAATTCGTGACGTAGACCAGCCGGAAGTGCAACTTTTACGGGATTTTCAGTTTTATTTTTTAGAATTAACGCCTGAAAAATGGGAGAAATTTTGCGAGGAAAATCCTCACGACGCGCAACCGACGGAGGTTTCGAGCGCGCTTTACCTTTGGCTTTATTTTCTGCAAAACGCGGACATGAGAACGGAGGAAGAAATGGGTACATTAGTCAAAAAAACAGACGGTCTTGACCAGGCGTATCGCCGTTTTCGCAAGTTCAACAGCACCGACACGATGCGCGAAAAAGCGGAAATGCGACAGAAATTCCTCCGCGACCAGTACGCAATTCAACAATTTCAACTTCAGAAAGAGCGTGAAGAAGGTCGTGCGGAAGGGATTCGTGAGATGCTGAATACCGTGTTGCAGTTCCGTTTTAACGAAATTCCGGCTGATGTGGAATGTCAATTAAGTGACATTTCCGATATAAAGAGGCTTCAACACCTCAGCCTTTGCGCCGCCACGTTACCTGATTTGGACAGTTTCATGGCGGAGTTACAGAAATAAGTCGCTAGTCAATGTCATGGTTGTCGTAACCGAGGCGACATGAAAAATATCATTTTTTGGGGACGCAGTTGCGGGATGAACTGGTATGCTAGCACAATATTGTAACCAGTCGCAAAAACGCTAGGATTACGACGACCTTTTTCAGTATTACGAAACGGAAATCCTGACGTATCAAACGCCTGCAATCCGCCGTATCATCACACTGCTGGAAATAAGACCGTCCGTGCTTTTGTGTTTTGAAGCGCGTCCCCAACAGTGTCATTGGCTCCGACTTGCGCAATGGATTCAGGAAATGACGGGATACAGAATCATTAATCTATCCGCTCTCCAAAAACATCCACCACAGACGTTTTGAAAATCTCTCAATCAATTTTAAGAACAGCCCGCCGAACGCTTGAAACATGTAGGAAAAAATCGGCAAATTCTCAAAATACCAAAACGTTTCGCATATCGACAATCTTCCGCTGTTTACAAATCCAAACGTTTCTTGAAAAAGGGCAAAAATGGGCGTTTGATTTTTTCCTCTTTTTTAAAATGTTTTTCCGCTTAAAAGTGGAAATTTAGGATTCTTTTTAAGGTTTACGACAAGGCGAAGTTACCCTGCGATGCGCAAGGAAACGCAAAAAATGGTGGATTTTGGAGGAAATTAGCATTCTTTTTACACGATTTACCAAAAATTTCAAAAAAAGTCAAAATTTTTTTGCGTCTTGTAACTTCCGCAACGAGTCGCCCCAAACCACTTATTTTACGAAAGATGAGGAGTGTCAATAGAGTGGAATGTCAACTGGGTGAATTGTGGACTTTTTTCTGTAAACCAATACATTTTGAAAATCGCACACCTCCACCCCCGGTTCACTTCGCTTCGAATTGAGTTATAATTGCTACAGTCGTCAAGATTGTTGCAACCATCAAAAAGGAGCAAAAAATGAAGAAATACTTAAACAAAAAAGAGATGGCGGAGATGTTGAGTTGTTCCGAGCGCAAAATTGACATGATGCGCTCCAACGAAGGATTACCCTGCCTGAAAATGAGTGGAATCGTGCGTTTTAACGTCGAAGACGTCGAAAAATGGCTCAGAGCCAGAACCGATGTCAATGGTGTTCCTTCCCTGAAAAAATGATTTGTAATGACGTTTGGAAACAACCGCCAAACGTCGTTTTTACGACACTTAAACTCAACTTATACCGCTACAAAGACGACAATGTAGCTGATATAAAATATCGAATATTCTATTACTGTTTACTTCATTCTCTCTCCTCAAAGCGAGGGAAAAGTAACATTTTCAAAAGGAGACGTCCAAATGGCTTGTGTATGTTTAGAAAAAAACGGCAAATATTCAATCGAATTCCGTATAAATGGAAAACGTACCCGAAAAAAGGGATTTACCAATAAGAAAATAGCGCAAAGAATTGCGGATAAAATCGAGGAACTGATTACCGCCAAAAAAATCGGTACAATGTCAGAAGAACTAAAACTCTGGAAGGCGGAATTAGAGAAAAACGCGCCGGAAACCTACGACTGGTTAGAAACGTTGGGATTGTTACCGAAGCGTGAAAAACAATTTACAGTTGCAGATGTGGCGGAATTGTGGGAAAAATCCGGGGAAGGATTGAGCGACGGCACGCAATATAAACGCGAACAGACATGTAAACACCTAATTGAGTTTTTCGGAGCCGATAAGGTCGTAGAGGAAATCACACACCAAGACGCGGAACGTTTTTTCAAATGGTACTCTACAGCCCCATTAGATACCCGATGCAAAACACCGAAACCATACGCACACGCAACCGTAGGGCGAAATATTGGGAATTTTCGTAGCGCATTCAAACGGGCGGTAGATTACGGATACATTACGCGGAATCCGCTTGCATTCATTAGAGGCTGGGAAGCAAAAAACGATGAAGCAATGGAATATGTTCCGACCGAAAATGTTCTCAAAATCCTAGAATACATGAAACAATACGCCGAAGATTTTGACAGCGCAAGCGCGTTGAAGTGGCGGGCGATTATTGCATTAGGACGTTTCGCGGGTTGTCGTGGGGCTTGTGATTTGTGTTTATTGACGTGGGACAAAATTCGGTGGACAAGCTCTGACGAAGCGGGAAACGTGACACTGGAAGGAAAAACCGCGCCGGGAACAATTCCACTTTCACCGATTCTGGAAAGTTGCCTTGCGGACTGGTTTGAAGTTGCGCCGGAGGGTGAAAGAGTGTTTCCAGATTTTCACGAAAAATCGAACACGAGCACAATGCCCAAAAAATACGCACACAAAGCGGGAGTGGTATTACCCATAAAAGACCCGTGGTACAACTTGCGCAAATCGTTTTGCACCGACGTAATGGAAAGCGGTGTAAGTATCGAAACTTACCGTCGTATATGTAGACACTCGATTGAGGTAGCAATGAAGCACTACATGTTAAAGCGCGACAGTGACGTAATCAGACACGCGGAATCACTGAAAAAAACGGCATTTTGGAACGCCAACCCTAACAGAACAAAAACCACTGAAAGCAAAGATACCGTCCCCACCAAAAATGAGGGGGGCAATTTGCAGGCGTCAGAAATGGAAGAGAGTGAGTTTAATCCCGCAAATTACGATACATTCCTGAAAAAAGTCGGGGGGCAATTTGATTCTGTAGGGGGGCAAAAAAGGGGGCAGCAGGAAATTTACCAGAGTAGCACGGAATTGAACGAAACCCCGCAAAACACGGCATTAAGTAAACTATTGCAAGAAATAAAAAAAGGTTTGCAAGACCTTGCAAACCCTAATTATACCCCGTGTCGGAGTTAA